CCGTAGCCGATGGAGGCATATATTACGACGGTACTGACTTTTGGCATGGAGATACTGACTAATGGGTATACTAAATAAGGTTTCTAAAAATAGTGAATTTTCGGAATTAACTAATAAGCTACAATTAAATACTGGCGATCTTGAATTTATATTACTTGCTATTAAAAATTCAATGATTTCTGGAGCTCAGCTAGATCAAGCAGTAGCAACTATTACAAAAATTCAAGGTATGTATACGGCACTACAAAAAGCGGTTAAAAAGAAGTAGGGTTAAAAGATGAACACATCAACTCCTTTGAGAGAGCTAAGAGCAAAATACAGAACTGATTTTGTAGACTACGATTCCTATCTTACAATAGCTACTTCTAGCTTAGACAATCCCGATTTAGGTAAAATACTAAATCCTAGTTCTCACTATGAGAGTATTAGTATTTTAAAAGATAGTCTAGCGGAAAGTTTAGATCATAGAAAAGATAAAAAAGAGCTTATTGGCTTAGCAGCTAATCAGGTAGGGATTCCAATATCTGCTGTTTACTTTGAATACTATCAAGATGGTGTTTTAAAAAATTCATTATTAACTGATCCAGAAATAAAAGCTGTAGATAAAGAAACTCCTCGCCTTTTTTTAAAATTAGTTAAATGTCCTAACTCTCCTTCCCCTTATCATATTGGTATATTTAATATGAATATAGCAGTCGCATCATCTAATTCACCAACATTCACACTAAAGGTTGCGGAGCATATAGATAGTAATGGTCTTATATCAGCCAATCTTCAAAGGATCATATGGGCTTCAAAAGGATACTTGCCAGGTGATAGTGGTGAACTTCCAATGAATTACTATAATGTATCAAAAGCAGTAGAGTCCAGTGAAAAGTTGAAAAGCTTATTTAATTGTTGGATCCATAAAGATGAAATTGATTTAATATTAAGTAAATTTAAAATTGTAGATCATCTTGGCCTGCATACTAGGGGTGCATTCTACCTTCATCAAAATCTAATTAATCTTGCTTCACAGAATCTAGATAAGGAATGGATTCGTATTCCTGGTTTAGATTTATTTAAAGATATTAATAATTTACTTGTAAATTAATATATTTTTTCTTAATTTTAGCTACGTATAAAAATGGAGAAACTATGAGTTTTAATTTAATACCTAAGGCAGACAGAGTTGTTATAGAACTAGATACTGTTGAAACTAAAACAGAAGCAGGGATTATAATTCCAGATAGTGCAAAGGAACGGCCACATACTGCTAGTGTAATTGCTGTTGGTCCAGGAGTGTGGATGAGTACAGGCATTCAAAGAAAGCCTGACGTAGAAATTGGAGATAAAATTATGTTTTCTAAATACTCTGGAACTAAAGTTACTGTAGATGAAAAAGAGTATGTAATCATCAGAGAAGCCGACATCATAGCCTCATTCAAGAAGGACTAGCAATGCCAAAGTATAGATGGACAGATGATAAAATTATAGAAGAGATTCTTGATTTAAAACCACAGCATCGATACTCTACTTATGTTAAATCTGTGAATGGAGCATTATGGAAAGCAGCAGAGAGACATTTTGGATCATGGGGAGATGCTATTAAAGCTGCTGGTTTAAATTATGATGATATATTAAGGTGGGGTCCTAGAATTGCTCCGAATAGGGGTAAGGGAGGTCTTTGTCATCATGGAGATTGTACTAATGTTCATCATGCAAATGGTCTATGTCAGAAACATTATAATCGAGCACGTTACCATAAAACAAAGACATAACTATGATAGTAGTATTACATTATGCTGATGGAGAATTCAGTACAATCCATTATGAAAGAAAGAGGCTAGAAACATACTTAGCCCAACAAATTAAGAGTACTGCAGACTTTGATAAAATGGATTTCATCAGAATAGAGTATGAAATGCATCATGAGTTAGTAATTCCTAAGGGAATTAAAATTAATAGATTTTTGAGAAATAGATTTGAGGCTTACACTGATAAAGATGGAGGAATGATATGTATTCCCTGTGTAACCTTTCAATTATGTGAAGATGAAGAATTATGGGAGAAGACAGACTTAAACCCTAGTACTATAATGTTTAAGGATATTATAGTACTTCCAATGAAAGTGGAGAGACAATTATTAAGATTATTCGAGATATCAAAAGATGCCTTATTTAAGAAGAGAAAAAGTAAACAGAAACCCAAAGGGCGTAAGCGGGGATCACAAGGTAGGAAAAAGCGAAAGCGCTAATGTAACCCCTGAGTCAGTTACATCACAAACTGCTCTAATAGAAAGTATTTATGATGACGAAGTTAGATTAAATATGTTAGAGACAGCGGAAGATAAAGTTGCTGATTTGGAAAAATTAGCGGAGGACGCATTAGCAGATATTAATTTATTAATAGATCCTGATAAAAACTTTCCTTTAGTGAAAGCCATGTCTACCTTAAAGGGTGAACCAACCTTAATGTTGGATGGAGAAGTTATCCAGCTAGCAGCAGACTTGGCTATGGATGGTTTTACTCATATGAATGGTTTTGATCCGGTAGCGGCAATGTTAGGCTTACACGGTGGAGGAGATGATAAACCGGATGTACCTGTGCCTAGATTATTTATGGATTGTGAAGAAATGGGAGCTTTAGGTAATGTCCCATCTCCTGGAGACCCAGACTATGAAACTCAGTCTGTAGAAGATGTACATGTTGAAGTAGAGCAAGTTAAAGCTATGGATATTTATACTAAGTTGTGGAAATTATTTAAATATTTTCCAGGAGTTGATATTAGAAGTTTTCTAAAAAAAATAAGAAACAGGTGGACTAAGAGACCTGTTAATAGGGCAATAAGATGGGTAGAATGTAGAATGATTAATCCTGGTCTTTTCCTTCTTACTGGAGACGCACCAAGCTGTAAACCAGGAGAGGATGCAGATGATCCACCAGATCCAGGGGAAATTTATTATTTAAATGAAGAAGATTTAGAAGGAACAGGATTAGATTGTATGGAAGCAGCAGGCATGATACAAGCATATACACACAGAAACATGGATAAGGATAAAGCGATAGCTTTAATGAACTCAGCGATGGAAGAAAGAGCAATGCATGAAGCCAAAAAGTTCGGACAACTATCTTTAAATATTAAAAATAAGGAAAGATTTAAAGACAGAATAGAAGGATTATATGATTCTACTAAGAATAAGCCCAGATATAAAAAAAGATTTTATGATCATAAGGATAGTTTTGTAGGAAATATAGGCAATACTAATATAACTATGAAGGCAGAAATATAATGGATTATGATACTTTATATAGACACGAAATATATTTAGGTGATTATAGGATTGATTGGACAGATCAAAAGATCACAGTAAATTGTAATTGTAGTCATCAACCAGAACTAGAGATTTTCTCGGACACACCAACAGTTTGTCCTTATTGTAGCAGACGCTATTCTATTTTAGAAATAGTTAAGATAGAGGTTCCAGCTGAGCTAGAGGATGAGGATATTCAGCATACTGAAGAGATAACTGTAGATGAGCTTGTAAATGAAGATAGAAGAAGGAGAGATATGTAATGGGCTTTATGTTAGATCAACTTAGAAAAAAGCTTAAGAAAAAGCAAGCAGCATCTAATGCTGGAGTATCTTTTAAAAGAATTCCTAGAAAGGATATTACATTTTTACCATCCAATACCACGGCTGGACAGATAACTAATTTTGTTAATAGCAGAACTATAGAGCTAATAACTTCAGTTGGAGGAGAAGATAGGTTTATTGAAGGGGATTTTACAGTAGATTATATAGACAGAAGTAGTGAAAAGGATTATACAAGAAATGAAACTCATACACTAGAGAGTCAGGTGTCAAAACAAAACACTGGAAATTGGAGTAATAATAATCAAGAAGTTGATTGGGAAACTAAGAGTGTTTCCGTAGAGTCTCAAATAAAAGATGGGCTAGATATTAATGCTTTACAATTTTATATGATTATTATAGAATTTACTGAATTAAAAGAAACAAGTTAACATATAACTAATTAAAACCAAGGAGTTTAAATGAATAGACTTATCTATATCACAGAGGATATTAGGTCCACTAGCAACGTACATCAGAGAGAAGATTCATTAATTAGACGAATTACTGATGACATTATCTACCTTAATCTTATATCACAAAAAGATCCCATTAATGTACTAATAGATACGGATGGCGGTAACTTAAAAACAGCGTTAGCTATCTATGATGTACTATTATCATCAAAAGCTCCAATACACACTTATGGTCTATCTGAAGTTAGCTCCGCTGGTGTTCTAATTTATATAGCTGGAAAGAAACGTTTTGCTTTTAAGCACACTCAATTTATGACTCATGAAAGTTCTCTTTCTGTTGGTGGTAGTAAAAGAGACTTTGAATCTACCGCTGCACAGTGTCTTGCTCAGAATGCACAAGTTGAAAAGATTTTTAAAGAGAAAATAAAAATGGGAGCTAGAAACTTTAAGAAATTACATACAGTAAGTAATTACTTATGGGCAGATGATGCTAAAAAATATAAGATAGTTACAAATATTATTTCAGAACTTCCTAAAACTTTAATAAGTGGCTCTATTGAGTTTGCTATGGAACCAGTATCATTGGAAATGACTAGTGGTAAATAAATATATAGTATATACTTTGATAGTATTTTTGGCTAGCAACGTACTTATCTGGTATCAAGTTAATAGTCAATTAGTGTGGGACTGGGCCAAGACAACTAAATCAATGTGGTTTATGGCCCTAATGGGAGTACCTATTAGCCTTCTATTCTGGTTTGGAACTAAATGGGGGTATCAAGGTTTTGGCAATCTATGGGCTGTTAGGTTTATGGGATTTGCAACTTCTATGCTTGTATTCCCTATCATGACTTATTTATATTTAGGAGAAGCAGTAACTATAAAAACTGCTATTACAATAGGATTAGCAGTTATAATAATGATACTACAATTTATTTAAGGAGACTATAGTGCATAAAGTAGAATCAATAGAAGAATTACCTCATCCAGTTAGAGCAATGGCTAGAAACTTTTTAGAGAGTGATACTAATGAACCAGAGATCTTTGAAGTAGTAGTGGATGAGTATGATCATTTAGCTGGTTCTCAAGATGTGGTAACACAGTTATTATATTGGAGAACTGAACATAAATTTTATGCTGTATTAGCTGGGGACGCAGAAAGGACTATAACCTCAGATATTATTCATCATGATCCTTTCAAAGTAAATAGATCTATTTTAGCTTTTTATGAAGTAGATTCAGCAGCTATACAATTATGGCAAAGTAAATATAAAAAGAAATCATTAAACGAGGATATATTAGAATTCGATGAAGAAGGTTAAAGATATAAATTTAAATACCTATAAACCATTTCGTAAGAAGGTATGTAAGCTAATAGATAAAGATATATTATCCAAAAATACATTGGATCAAAAAGAAATGAATATCTTTGTAAAGTTATATAGAAGCAATGGAAAGCACTGTACTTACTTATTGGCTTTATGTAAAGCTATTCATTCTACTAATCCAAAGTTATATGAAAGATTAGAACAATTAAAGGCTTAAAATGGCAAAAGAATCTGACATAACTAATAGGAACAACTATATTCCCGAAGAGCTTAGTAAAGCTTTAGAAAGAATAGAACCTGATGAAAAGGTTCAACTATCTAATCTTCCGGCTGTTCCGGAAATAAGTAAAATTCTATCTGCTTATCCTGATAAGATGAGAGATAAGTTAGAGTTGTCCAGAGAACAAGTAGAAACGTTAATTAAAAACGCACAGATTTCTACGTTTGGAGTTAATAATACTCTACCTATGGTTTGTCAGAATGATGAGTGTCCATTCTCTTCTATTTGTTCTTTTTATAAAATGGGGATTGCTCCTAAAGGAGAAAGATGCCCAGAAGAAATATTATATTTAGATGCGATGGTTCCACAGTTAATTACTGATATGGGTGTTGACCTTGAAAACTATTTAGAAATAAATATGGTACAGGAATATGCGGCTACGCTTCTAGACGAAAGAAGAGCTAGAAACATGATAGCTATGGAAGGAGATGTAAAAGAAGTAGCTACTTCCGTAGTGCAAGCCACTGGTACCGTGCTTTATCAAGAGCAAATAACACCATATGTAGATATAAAAGAAAAAGCATCAAAGAGATTAAGTTTAATTAGAAAAGAATTATTGGCGACGAGGGAACAACGAGCCAAGTATAAATTAAGTGATGATAGTGATCCTTCTACTAGAGCAGCAGAAATGAGAGAAAAGTTTGAGCTTCTTAAGAGTAGGGAGGATATGAAAAAGACTATACAAAAAGAGAATTTAGACCAAGCGTTTCAAGAAGACGTTAAGAAACTAGGTAACGGAGAGTAAGATGGGTATTAAAAAAGTAGTACAAGGAACAGGAAGTGTTTTATCTTCGCTATGGAGAAATAAAGGAGCGACTTTAGGTGTTGCAGGTTTAGGAACCGCAGCTACTGTTGTAGGAGCTCAACGTGTTGGTCAGAATATTCCTATGGGATTTGATCAAGAAAATCCATTTAATCCTAAGAATTTTAAACATAAATCATTTACAGAACGACAATCTACGGTTGCATCATTAGGTATGTTTAATCATATGGCAGGGGGCGGAAGTCCTTGGACTGCGAGTGGCGGTGCAATGAAAGGAATGGCTGATTATAATGTAGCTAGAGCAAAAGATATATATGCTACTTCTGGTTTACCAGGAGGCGGAGCTACTCCCGCTGGAAAAGCTTCTAGGTGGGGTATGGCAGCAGGAGCCACAATGGGTGGTGTTGCAGGTTTAGTTATGGGCGGTTTAACTAGAATGCCTATGGGAAGAGCAATACTAGGATTTGCTGGACTTGGAGCTGCGACTGGTGGTTATAACGCTAGAAAAGTTTCACTACAAGTTATGGAATCTTTTAATCAAGCCAAGAAGAGTTCCTTAAATAGAAATAAAATGGCTAATAGATCAAGAACAGCTGGGTCAGGTTTTAGAACTTGGACTAAGGGTAATAGAATGGGAAGACCTGGACATTTAGGAATGGACGGATCTGTTCCTTTTTCAATGCATAAAGCTAGGCATAGGAGCACTATATAATGGCAGCAGGAGCTTTTCAAGCTACCTTTGGTGCTAGCGCAATTGGAGCTTCCTTGTATGGAGGAGCTAATTGGGGAACCGGACAGGCTACTGGGGTTAATCCATTAACAGGTATTACTCCATTTCCTTGGGAAGGCGCTTTACTTGGAGCAATGAGTGGTAATCCATTTAGAGCTGTAGGAAACGTATATAGAGGTATTGCAGGTCCTAAGATGAAAACTACTATGTTAGCAGGTGCAGCTGGTAGAGCAAGTGATGCGTACTGGGGTTTACCTCCAACGGTTGGTGGATCAATGCAGACTATAGAGAAGCCTGGGTATTTTACAAGAGGAAGATACCATGGTCCATTAGGCTGGAAGACTTTACTATTAGGTGTAGACAGTGGGGGTATATGGGCTAAGATGTCAATTGGTAATGTAGGCTTATCTGCTGTGGAACTTGCCGCTAATCTATTTGGAGGAATAACAGGTATTGATTCTCCGCTAGTTAATAAGCTAGCCAATGCAAGAAAGCTAGGAATTGCGGGGATGGCGAATATAGGAGATGGTATTGGATCTAAAGGTTATGGAATGGGGAATACTTGGCTATATGAAATAGCAGGAGTTGATCCAGAAAACTTAGGAGTTACAAGCGCTAAAAAAGCAGGAGTGAGAGGTAGTGGCTTTAAAAAAGCTCCTAAAGTAAGTAAGAGTGCAATTAAAAAAGGTATTGCATTGGTTGGACAATCTGCAGGAGCTAGATCATTTCAAGTTGCATCAGGGGCCTTTTCAATTTATGCATGGTACGCTACATTTAGAGATATAAGTTCGTTCGCAGGAACAGTAGCAGCTGAAGGAGTAGGATCAGCAGCTCGAGCCTTATTTGACTATACACAAGATTTAAGAAAACATGAATTTGGTCACGGTAGACTTCCTGGGGCAATGTCCTCATCAGCTGCTGCGACAGAAAGACAACGAGCTCTAAGAGCTAGTTATAGTAGTAAAATTAACCCTAGTGGTAGAATGTATGGCAATGAAGCTATGTATCACCACTCAAGATAAGGAGTACAATGGTAGTCGTAACACCGAAGTATAAAGATGAACCTTTTGAACAAATGTTAAGAAGGTTTAAAAAGAAGGTAGATTCAACAGGAGTTATTAAAGAAATATATTATAGGAAGTATCACAGGAAACCGAGCCTCGCTAAGAAGGAACCTAAACCATCACCATGGCCAAGAAAAAAGTAATAGTAGGAGCTAATCAGTTATTAATAACAGATAATGGTGAAGTGATTAAAGCAAAAAAGCTATTAAATCATTCATATAAGCTTCTTCAATGGGATAATAAATATTCTGCAATTAGCGTTGATAATGCTGAGAAAGTAATAAGTAAACTTTATATACTAGGCGGAGCTCAGGGTAGGACATTAACTTGTGGAGATAATGTAAGTTTATTATCTTCTAATCAGAATACTTCTATAGATATAGATAAATTAGTAGATACAATTCAAGAAGCTAAGGTTTTCAGATATCATCCTATATTTGGAAGTAAAGAATTGAGTAATTTAGATATTGATTTTCTAGCGGCCTCATTAAATAATATCCAGCATAAAAGACCTAACTCTTACTTAAATCAACCTATACCTTTATATTTATCAACTTTAAATAAGAATAGTTTAGAAAAGTTAATTAATATAATATTTAAGAATGGGCACATAAAGCATTTAGATCAGACGAGCAAGGACCTCATGATAATATTACTAAGTAAGCTTGGAATTTATTTTGATGCTCAACCAAAACAAAGCTCGGATAATATAACAGGAAGTATTAAATTACGAGAGTCTAAATTAAGAGTAAACCTTAATCAAACTAAAAAAGAAAGTGTTAGACTCTTAGATACTTTAGAAAAAGAAGAAGCGATAGAGTTAACATTTAACGAAACTAATAGGGCGGTATTGGGAAGTTTTTTATGTCAGATAAACTAACAGAACAAGAATTATTAGAAGCGCAAATATTAGCAGATCCTGTATACTTTGCAGAGATGTATTTAAAATCACCTGCAAATCCAAAGGAGGATTTAGTTCTTCGCCCATACCAAAAAGAAATACTCAGAGATCGTACTCAAAAAAGAGTATTAAGAATGGGGCGTCGTACAGGTAAAACTGTTACTCTAGCTATTGAAGCTATTTGGAAAGCTTACACTCATACGAATAGAGAAGTTCTATTAGTAGCGGGTTATGACTCTCAAGTACAAACAATATTTAATTTAATTTTTAGAATGGCACGAGACGCTACCTTTATTTCTACCTCTATAGAGAGAACTAGAATGAGGCCTTATGAGATCTGGTTTAAGAATGGATCAGTAATTATGGGTTACGTTGGAAATAATGCGGTTCGTGGTAAGTGCTTTCCTCCTACTACAAATGTAGTAATGTGGGACAGAACCTTGAAAACAATAAAGGATCTAGAAATTAATGATGAGGTACTTTCGGTAGATACAGACTCGAAAGATGGATTAGCAGTGAAAGGTGTAGTGACAGCTGTACATGATAATGGAGTTAAAGATATTTACTCTATAGAAACCACTAGTGAGAGAGTTGTGCATGCTACAGAAAATCATAAATTTATGTTATTATACAGAGGATGGACTGAAATAAAGGATATGAATACGCAGGAGAAGAAAGAGAACTTGGCTGACTTTGTTTCTATTATTCACCCCGATGGCAAGGCCTATTGGTCTAGAGTCAAAACTATTAAGAAGATTGGTAAATCACGAACTTATGATGTAACTATAGATAAATATCATGACTTAGTTGTATTTAATGAAGTTGAAGGATCTGCAAAGGGAGTTGCAGTAGGAGTAAATGTAACCTCTGGACAAAAAGTTACCGGTGGGCATACTGGTGGTTTTCTAGCACATAATTCCGCTAATGATTTATATATTGACGAGGTAGACTCTATACCCTTTAACTCTTTAATAGAGGCAGTAATCCCTATTGAAACTACCTATAAGGATACTACATTAACAGTGTCAGGAACTCCTACAGGTAGGAGAGAATACTTTTATAATGTTTCTATGAATAAGGATGAGCTTAATTTTGGAGAACATCATTTCCCATCTATGGTTAGTCCAGAGTGGTCTCCTCAAAGAGAAAAAGAATTAAAAGTTATTACACCAATGTCCCAGTTTGAGCATGAGTACCTTGCAGAATTTGGAAGCTCAGCAGATGGTGTATTTAAAAATCATCATATAGATCCTAACTTATACGTATATAATTATAGTGATCTTAAATATAATCCAAAGAATAAGTATATACTAGGAGTAGACTGGAACGAATCTCAGTTTGGAGTACAAGCAGTTATACTAGAATATTTAGTACAGCCAGAAGAAGTTATTCCTTTCAATGATGGAGATTGGAAAAAAGAAGATGGAACTATTGTTAATCCCGTGGTAAAACAAAATGCACTAAGAGTATTTTATGCTGATAATATAGATGGAGCAGAATTTACAAATGTCGGAGCGGTTGAGTTTATCATAAAGTTAATGAAAAAATTTCATTTTACAAAATTAGTTTTTGATAGAGGGCATGGAGAAGCAAATTATGAAATGTTACGTGTTGCAATTAAAAATGGAAAAGGTCCTCTAGGTACAGATGCTTTTGGACTATCTGAATACTTACAAGGAGATAAGATGGTTTCCTTGGATATGGGAGGTTCATCAGAAGTAATTGATCCTGTTTCCGGAACTACCACAAAAGCATTAACTAAGAATGTTATGGTTAAAAATTCTCAGCTTATGAATGAAGAAGGAAGATATATTATACCTGCAGTTGATAAGCAGGGGCAGACTGTAGAGAATGATGAGTTAAATTTAGTAGGGCAGATGAGAGGATATGTAGTTGCTAGATATGGAAAGACTGGAGAAATTTATGAATCTACAGTAAGAGATGGATTAGATCACAGACTTGATGCATTTATGCTAGCCACTCATGGCTACACACTATTAAGCAATGATTTTTATAGATGGGAATCCGATTTAGTTGCAGAGCAATCAGAGACTATTTTAACAGCGAATGTTAAGCCTGGATGGAGATCTGACTTAAAAGATCAAAAAGTACCTTCAGTTGAGAATGGGAATGGCATAACTATATATAGACACGGTGACTATTCTAGCCCAGGAGAACCTGGAGAATATGTCAGAGATAAAGATGGAAATTTAAAAAAGTATGGAGAAAAACAACAGGCTAGATCTAGTAGATTTAAACATACTGAAAGAACACTAATTAAGAAACCTAAGAGAAGATTTTAATGGCAACTAATGCAGACTTATTAAAAGCGATTCAAGACTCTGCGACAGCAGGTGCACAAGCAGAATTAGATTCACAAGTTGAATTTCTAAAAGATGGTGTAGACGCAGCTAGAAGAGCTTTGGAGCGTGAAAAAAGTAATTTACCTAGACAGTATTGCGAAGGCGCACAGGGTACAATACTCTCTCATCCCGATAAAGAAAGTTGTGAAGCTGCTAGTGGGGTATGGCAAGATAGAAGAAATGCTGGCGAAAAATTAAAAGATAAATACGAAAAGACTAGAGATGCTTTACCTAATTATTTGGATAGAGCTACGGAGAAGATGCGTAATGCCGCAAAGACTATAACAGACAACAGTAATCCTAGAAATAAAACTGCAAGAAAAACATCTTATATAGATATAAATTATGGAGTATTTAGAACTGCATGTATGGATGGAGATGAAAGTATAGTATTTGAGAACTATGATGCTGCTCTTAATAGATTAAGATTACCAACTAAACTTTGGGGAGGTAAGAAGTTTAAGAGAACGCCCGAAGACGTTAACTATACTGAAGATGCAAATATGTTTATGGGTCCTACAAAAGTTAGTGTTCAACGAGCTATCACTTCAGATATGCCAGAGCCTAATGATCCTAAGGATCAAGTTGCAGCGTTTACTATGGCTATTAAAAGTATGAGTTGGTCTAATGTTGATCCGACTAAACCGACTACTGGGCATTTAACTGTTGAGTTTTATACAATACCAGGAGCTGGATCTGTCTTTCCAAATGCAGACTTTAGTGCTCATATTCCTCTAAACTTAACTGATGATAAGTATGATAATCAGACTATTCAGTTTGGAAGGTATGTAAATACTGGAGCTTCCTCTGTAGATTTTATGAGCTCTTTTCACCAAGCTTGGAGACATGATACTGTTAACAGATTACAAGCTGATGGAATTAACTTGACTGCTAAAATCATTGATGTAGCAAATGAAGAGATTCTTTCTCGTGAATTCTTTTGTTGTATTTTCTTTGAGATTATAGCAGCTAGTCCTGAATTAAAAGAAGTAATTGGTGATGATCCTGGATTAGATCCTAGTGATTTAGGTAGGTTAAAAATACTTGCATTAGAAAAGAAAATAAAAAAAATTAAGAAAAATGAGGACTGGGAAAGTGATCCAATACTAGTAGCACGAGTAAATGCACATGAAGAAAAGATAGTTTATTACGAAGAACACGGATATAGTGTTCAGGACTTTTTGAATGAGCAAAAAGGATGGATGTTAAAACTTAAAAATATTTTAGAAATTATAGCTGGGTTACTAACTACTCAAACTTTTCAATTTGGATTTCCTGCACTAGCTATCAATATATTAGAAATTTTGATTAATAGTGTATACGCTGTTTTAATGATTATATTAGAAGAAGTACAAAAACATGTATTAGCTGAATGTTATGAATGGGTAGCTAAACAAAAAGCAGAAAAGGAAGAAAAAGTTAAAGAGACTTTAGAAACTGAAGGTGTTTGTGTAGATGCAGAAGAACATGGAAGTAGAACCTCTTGTCAAGAAGCAGGCTTTGTATGGGAACCAGGTGCAACTTGGGAAACTGCTGCAATAAACTGTTTACCTTGGGAGCAGATACTAATTGTTGTGATTGATTCCTTATTCGGTAATGATGGTTTATTTAAACATCTTAAAGGATTTGTAGATAGAGTAAAAGCTGATATGCTATTAAAAACTAAACAGCTTGAGACAGAGTCTATGGATATTAACGAAGCATTAGAAAATAATAAATATCTAAAGTATCTATTACAATCCATAGATATTTTAGATTGGTTGTTATCTCTAAATGCTGAAGCATTACAGTTTTGTGATATGTATAGTAGAAACTTATCTATGTTAGGTCCTGACGCATATAAGAAAACAGTAGAAGATGGATTAAGTGGCGGCCCTAATACAGGAGGTCAAAGCATAGAGGTAGGTGGTAATCAGGATAATCTAATTGGAAATCCTGATATTCTACAAGGAAATGTGCCTGGAGCAGGGGGAAATCTCTCAGCAAGCGGTAGAATGGCTTCAGATTATCATTCGTCTTCAAAGATTGACATAACTGGTAATATAGTCAACCCATTAGGTTTATTACTTTATCAGACTGATGAGGATATAAAGAAGTTTTTTACTCAATATATGGGGCTTACACCAGCAGAAGCTGAAGAAGCAGTGACTGGAGAAAAAAGGGGACAATGTATGAAAAAATTATCTGAGGATGAAGCCCAGCAATTAAAACAAATTCTTAATAATTCGAGGATGGAGGTATAATGGCGGAGCAAAAAAGATCTATTTTAAATCCTTTTACTTGGTTTGGAGGTAACTCTGAGTCACTAGAAGATAGAATAGAAAATATAATCAATAAAAGAAACACTACAGTTTCTACTAAACAAGGTCCTAATTTTGTAAAAGATGCTAAATCATTTAGTGTTGCAAACATTTTAAAAACTCTTAAGTCAAAAGTTCTGTCTGCGATTGATGGAGGCATGAGAGGTGCTTTCACTAAACCAGAGTGGGATTTTAAAAAAATACATTTAGCTTTTAGTAATGAATCTATATTTAGACGTTCGGTAGAAAAATATGTAGAACAAATAAGAAAGCATGAGTGGGAATTTGTAGGTAATAATCCAACTACAGTTCAATATGTTAGAAGAAGATTTGATCAGATGGCTACAGTAACTAATAAACCAACCTCTGAGCTTTTTGATGAAATAGCATTTAACTTGGTATTATATAGTAACGCATTAGTAGCTAAACAACGAAACAGAAAAGCATCGGGAGGAAAGCCTAGAACAACTTTTGATGGGTATAGTAGAGTTCCGGTTGCTGGTTACTTTTGTGTAGATCCATCGACTCTAGAAGTAGATAGAGATGAGTATGGTAATGTACGTAAATGGAAACAGTTAAGAGAGGATACATCACTACCTCGATTCTTTACTAAAGAATTACAGAATAATGATAGTGAAGTAGAATGGCCTCATTATAATATGATACACATTAAAGATAAGGGCGCTTCTCCCTCTAACTATTTTTTCGCAATGCCTATGGCTGTTCCTGTGATAGCTGACATGCAAGCGTTAAGAGAGCTTGAAGAACTTTTATTATTAGAATCTATTAAAGTAGCGGTTCCTAAATTGCATGCTAAAGTTGGCAGTAAGGAACAACCTGGAACACAAGAGCAAGTTGATGATCTAGCTTCTACTATTAGAAATCTAACAGGCGACGGGGTAATGATAACTACAGAAAGAGTTACCATTGAAGATGTAGCTAAGGCAACCAGTGCAAATAACATATTAACTGCTGCTATGACTTACTTTAGAGCAAGAGTATTAGCGGGATTAGGAATGTCTGATGTAGCTATGGGAGCGGGAGATACTGCTAATAGAGCAACAGCTCAAGTAATGAGCTCAGAAATTCAAAGTACATCAGCAAAATTTCAAAGAATATTAAAGAAGGCGATAGAGTTTCATATTGTTAGAGAACTTTTATATGAAGCAGGTTATACAGAATTTACATTGGATCAAGAGAATATGGTTACTTTATCTATACCAGAAGTAGCTTTACAAGAAAAGATCACAAGAGAAGCTCATCATTTAAATTTATATTTATCTAATGGAATAACTCATTCTGAGTTAAGAAAAGAATTAGGTAAAGATTTACTAGAAGGAATACAAGAAGAGGATATGTATCTTAATAGGGTATCTATTCCATTAGCAGAAGCAGGAGCTGTTTCAGATACTCCCCAACAGAATGCTTCTAGTAATACAAGTAGACCTTCTAATCAACATGGTACTCAACTAGCAAAACCTAAAGTTTCAAAAGATTCATACCATAAATTATGGAATAATTGCCTAAAAGTCAGGACGAAGAAGGCATTACTGGAAACTCTGTCACAATCTGACTTAGACCCGTATGACATAACTATACTGCAGGTAATGATATCTAACTATTTGAATACCTACAACTTAAAAGACACAGTGAAGTTTGTTTTCACAGCATTAGAGGATAAGCTTACTTAAGTGGGAGTATCAATGGATAAAAAAGAATATACAGAATTTAGATGTCCTTCTTGTGGCTCTTTACTTTGCAAGTATTTTGATAGAGAAAATCCTTATGCAGTAGAGATTAAATGCCAGAAAAGAGGATGTGGTTCAGTAGCAATAAGAGCTAACTGTGTACCAACGAAGTTAGTAGAATTAAGGTGTGATCACGTTGATGAAAAGAAATCAGAAAAATGGGGAGCACCAACTATTTGTAATAAATTATTAGCAAAACTGATACCTGGAACAGATATTGAAATTAAATGCCCTAGATGCAAAAAAATAACTTATAGCTTAGATCAATTTCCAGAGTTATTATCGGAGGATACTTATGAGTAAATTATTAGCTTCATTTTCGGATGAGCAAGTCAGTAATGCAACTGACAATCACTTAGTAGTGAATCAATCAGGAAATGAAAAGCCGGATTCTATAATCATTACTATAGACGCTACCCACGCTGGGTACAAAAACAAAAATTTCTTTTATTATGATCCACAATCTATGAAGTACGCAGTACAGCAAGACACGTGGACAAAACCTTTTGCCAAACCATTACTTAAGAATCATGACCTTGAATCCGAACCTTTAGGTAGAGTTCAAGCAGCAAGATACATCGATACGATGGATGGCAAAGGGTACACTCAACTGGATGTTAAAGTAACAGACAGTGAGGCTATTGATAAAATTTTAGACGGTAGATATTTAACCGTGTCAACTCACGGTGCTCCTATGAAGGACGCCGATTTAAGGCACAACTTTGTGCAGTGTTCCGTATGTGGAACAAACTTAAACCAGGATGAATGGTGCGGCCACAGTAGAGGTCAAATGTATGAAGATGAAGATACTGGAAGAGAAATGGTATGCTTCTGGAAAGTAGGAGCTATGGATTACAAAGAAGTATCTATAGTTAATAATCCTGCTGATAATGATGGTTCTACTGCTGCCCAAATAACAGCTGTTTCGATGATCGATGGAGAAAATCCGGCGATGGGAACAGACGAAGAAAATAAAAATTCAAATTTTTTAATTTTTAAAGATTCAGATGTAGAATATGCAGATGAATCTTTTTTAAATTTAGAAGATCAAAAATCAGTCGTAGCTAATATAGCTTTATGGGATTCTGTTGGGCAAGATGCTGAGAAGTATGTAGCCAGTAAGGGTCTTATACTTAGCGCTAACAAACCTTTTAAAGGCGATATAGTTGGCATAGCTGGCGATGCAGATGGTGATCTACTTGCTGAAGATGATTCTAAAGCAGGCTATCCACCTAACTGTAATGCTGGATATAAAGTTGCAACTGTAGAAGGTGAGAAGAAATGCGTTTCTAGTAAAGGTAAAACTTCTTCCAAGAAATCTTATGATGCTGAAGCATTATTAGAGGATATTCTAAATATAAAAACATCAGAAACTGATGCGAATACTAAATCTGTAGAGAAAAAGTCTAATTCGTCAGAAGACTCTGAAGACACAACTGCCATTAACGATAAAGAGTACGATCATGATTTAACAATATCAGATGACGCTATGGAAGAGTTATTAGATAAAGGTGAATCATATGTAGAAGTAAGCTCTGGTTCTCAAAAAATGACCATATGGGTTAAATACGATGGATCAAAGTTTAGTGCTGATTCGGAAGAGCAGATTCAAACATTAAGAAAGATGTTTGAATTAGTATAGATTGACATAACTACAGACAAATAGGAACGTATAATTATGAAACTAAATGAAAATACAATCAAAACACTAGAGGCTAAATTAGCTGAATCTAGTGATGAGCAAATTGAAAGGATAAAACTTTTAATTGAAAATAATAGTGAAGTTTCTGATGATGTAAAAGAAGCATTACTTAAAGTTATATCAGATTTTATAGCAGGGAAAGAAGAAGCTACTAAAGAAACTGAAGAATCTACAGAAGAGGTTGAAGAAAATTCAACTGAAGATTCTGCTCCAGCTGACTTAGTCCAAGCTTTGGAAATTCCTGGTATGAAAGAGTATATTGACTCTGCAAATAAAGAGGCTTTTGATAAAGGCTATGCAGAAGCAAATGCTCTATCTTCAGTAGAGAAAGTAGAAACTACTTCAGAGAAAGTAGAAGTATCTAATGAAGACAGTGAAAATGATAATACTCCCAGCGAGGATGTAAAAAAAGTATTAATCGACTCAATAATACAGTCAGCCACTGCTCTACGTAAACCTGAAATAGACTTAGAAAAAGTTTCGGAGTCTCAGGATAAATACAGAGAAGAGTTGGAAGGCAAAGATCATGAGGATCTTAAATCCATATATAGCGATTTAGCTAAGTCTATGGTTGATTCTTTTGTTAATGCTCCAACGGAGAGTCTCCCTCAAGAAGCTATTTCAGAGGACGCTCCAGAAGGTTTGGAGGACAAGGAGAATGATGCTGACAAGAGCGATGCATACAAAATACTTAAAGGTTATTTTAACTCTAAAACAGATAAACAAGGAGATAAATAAAAATGGCTAAGATTAATTTTACAGCAGGTGGAACAACAAGAAAACTTAAAGCAACTCCTGCTAAATATAGACAGTCTCCCGGTAGACCTAATATCTCACAATCAGACGGGGTAAGACCTGCATTTCCATTAATGCCTTGGAAAGGTATGAATGGTGCTGGTTATGAAGATGTATCTACTGGAGATCAAGTTGTAATACCAAAAGGCCGAATTGTTTCTGCTATCACTGCAAATGGTGGTGCGGATGTAATAGGCGATGGTTCTACTTATTATGGTGTAGGCAAAGGCGTTATGGGATTAATAGTTCCAGCTAACGGTGGAGCTACAAGAGACGTTGCAGCAGAGTATAATGAAGCTGGTTGCTTAGCAGCTGGTTTAGTATGGTCGGGTGGCGACTGTGCTACACTTACTCTAGATGCAAACTCACCTATCGGTGTTGTTGAACATGACGTTTTCATGGACGAAGCTGATGGCGCATTAAACTACCAAAGTAGAAACAAAAACTGGGGAGTTCTTTCTCACCAGTTAATTAAAGTTCCTTACGTAGATGTAACAGCATGGAATGGTAAAACTGGATTAACAGACGACGTTGTCGATGATCCTGATTCAATGGGTACTGAAGGTGCAGTTTATAAAGCACTTGAGAAAAAATACTCATTCATGGTAAGCTCAGGTAAATCTGGTAAAGGTTTAGCTGGCGCTTTAGTAGCTGCTGACAACTATGGAAACTATGCAGAAGTAACTTCTGTAACAGCACAAAATGTAGGTAAACTAATGGGTGTTGATTATAGATTCAATAAGGACTTACTAGACACAGTTCAATCTAAGTGGGAAGACGACGCAGCATATAGAACTGCAGGTACCGGTACTAAAGGTATACCTCAATTCTTATATGATTTCGTTTACGATGCATTAGTAGCAGATTCTGGTTATACAGTTGACGCAGCTACTGTAGGTAACGATATATACACAATGTGTGTAACTGACAAGATCTTCGGTGAAGCTTGGATTTTAATTAACGTATAAACTAAGAGGAGAAAAGTAAAATGGCAAAGATTAATTTTACAAATAATGCAGGCCCTAGTACTTCTAGGAAAATGCAATCGACTCCTGCTAAGTACAGAGAGTCAAAAGGTAGACCTAATATTAGTCAATCTGATGGTATTAGACCTGCTTTTCCATTAATGCCGTTCGCTCACTTGCCTGTTAGTTTTACAGATGTTACTACTACAGATGCTGTAGTAATACCTAAAGGTAGAATTGTATCTGCTATCACATCTAACGGCGGTGTTAATACCGGCGGTGATATGGATGGTTCTACTTATTATGGTGTAGGCAAAGGAATAATGGGACTTATGGTACCAGCTAACGGTAATGCTGCTAGAACAGTAGTATCACCAGTTGATGCCGCTGATAAAATTATTTCAGCTAACGCACCTATAGGTATTGTAGAGCATGATGTCTATCAAGATATCAATGGTGACAACTTGAACTATGATATGAGAAATAAGAACTGGGGAGTTCTTTCACAACAGTTAATCAAAATACCTGCAGTAGACACTTTTGAATTTGATAAATTCACAGGTGAAGTATCTGGTTTCTTACCAGTTAGCGCTACAGGTACTGACGGTGGACAAGAAAATGTAGCAGGTTCAGTTGCGGCTGAAACTGTAGCATTTAATGCTGCTGCTGGATCAACTGCAGCATTCAGTCCTGCAACTGGTTATTTAGCCGGTAGTTTTGCTATCGTTTCTATAACAGTTGATGGATTTATTCAAGACGCAGGCGTTATTGCTGCTTCTACAATGAATGATACCGGTGATATTGATATCGTTGGTGCTGAAGGTTGTTCAGACGCTGCTGGTACAACAGAAGCTATCTGTACAGACGCAGATGGTGTAAATGGTACTTGGGCTGCTTTAACAGGCAATCCAGTTAACAGAACTGTTTCAGCTACATACACATATGACTTTGATAACGCAGGAACTGGTGCTCCAGCTGTTGCTTTAACTGGTTCTATGGGTTATACTGAATGTGAAAAGAAATACTCATTCTTAACTTATAATAGTGAGGCTGGTGAAGGATTGGCAGGAATGCCAGTTGCACCAGATTTTTACGGCAATTTCAAAGAAGGCGCGTCTACTAAAGACGCTCAGACTGTAGGACTTCTAATGGGTGTTGATTACCGTTTCGGTAAAGACATGTTAGATACAGTTCAGTCTAAGTGGGAAGACGATGCTGAATTTGCTACTGCTGGAACAAGAACAAAAGGTTTACCTCAGTTCTTGTATGATTTCGCTTACGCAGCTTTAAACGGCTACGTATTGAAAAAAACCAGTACCTGGGATGCTGTATGGCCAGGTAAGGATGCTGCTGTTGTAATCAAAGATGCCGTGGACGCTGGTGTTTTTGGTGAGGCATGGATCCAAGTAAACGTCTAGAAAAAAAAACAATAGGACTAAGAGTCCAAAAGTGGTAAATTATCATGTGATGTTTATCACAGTTATTTTAATAATGAAAGTAAAGTTATTATTAAAAGGAGAACTCCTTTAATGAGAGTCTGCTTTATATTACTTTATTAATTATGGAGATCATAAAAAATGAAAATAAGTAAGCTAACATCAAAGCAGGCTCATGCTCAAAAACTTATTTATGATATCTTTACGAATAATGGTGTTGTAGGTGTAGAAACCGAAGATAGAGATAAGTTAAGTCTGCAATTCGACTTCAATGATGTTTTCAAAATTGACTCAGTCATGAAAACTGAAGGGTTAGACGAATTCAAAGACGTATTCTTTACAGAAGACTTAACTCGTTTCATCGGTACTACAGTTACATCTATCGTTCAAGAAGCTGTCGAGCCAGAACTTCTAGTTGTTCCTAATCTTTTTAAGCAAATTGCTTATGAAGGTCCAGGAAGAACTGTGGAGATTGGCGGAGTAGGTGCACTGCATGCTGCGGAAGTTCCTGAAGGTCAGGAATATCCAGAGGCAGATTTCTCATATGGTGATGGATACATCATCCAATTGGGAATCGCAAAACATGGACTAAAATTACGAATTACTCAAGAAGTTATCGATGATAACCTTTTCGATGTATTCGGAATGTGGTTACAAATGGCAGGTCGCGCACTCGCTAGACACAAAGAAGAATATGGTATTATGCTTCTGAACGACATGGGTATCACAGTCGCTGATAACGGACAAGCTAACGATGACACAGAACTTGGACATATGTCCGGTCGTGACATTGCTGGTAACTTTAACGGCACAATGACTGCTAATGATATCTTTGACATGTGGGTATATGGTTACCTACGTGGATTCAACTACGATACCTTATTGATGAATCCTCTTGCATGGAAAGTCTTTATGAACGACGATAAAGCAAGAGAGATATTCTTCTCTAACGGAGTTATAGCTTCAAACAGACAACCTGATGGTTCAGGTGCAAGCACATTTGGTGCTGGTTTTGGTGGCTTAGGTTATAAATCAGATCCTTACGGAAATGATTATAATAACTTAGCAGCTAACCAATTAGCTGGTCCAAATCCTTTCACACAAAATCTGAATCCTTTAGGTGCGTCTTTTAACATTGCTCCTAAGTATTTACCTTCACCATTAAAAATCATCGTTTCACCTCACGTAGGTTACGGATCATCAACTGTTGGCGGAAAAGCTGTAAAAGTTACCGACATCATGATGGCTGATTCACAAAACGCTGGTCTTTTAATGACAAAAGAAGGTATCTCTATGGATGAATGGGCTGACCCAGAAAGAGACATCAGATCGATGAAGATAAAAGAGCGTTGGGGTATGGCACTTCTTGCTCAAGGTAAAGGTGTTGCCGTTGCGAAAAACGTTGTTATCGCTGATAACTACCAATTCGAGAACAGTAATACTGCTACTCTTGATGCAAAAGTTGTTGACCAAGCTGCTATCTCTGGATCGTAAGAACCAGTAATAGTAACGAACGCAACTAATTAATTTTGGTGGGGGACTTTGTTCCCCCACTAGATTAATTTTAAACTATAAATAAGGAGTATAGCATGGCCGAACTAAGTAGTAAAGCTAAGTATATTAGATTAGCTCCAGGAAACGCCTTTTGGCGTACTGATGACAGTGAGTTTATGTTAACGGGTATTGGCGACAAAGCTAAACCTTTTGCTGAAACTTCTAGTATTCCTAAGGATATTATTCCTAAGGTAAACCAGGCAGTTAAGGCAGGGACTTTAGAGTTTGTTAAAAAAGATCCTGAAGCATATACTGATCAAAAGTCAGAGAGCAATCCTATAGTAACTGGTATAAATAAATCTAGCCTAAAGTGGAGTGATGAAGGCAGGGAAAAAAGTGGTAAAGCTTTAAAGACACCATCTTTTTCTGCTTATAACTTGACTATAGACACAGAGGATCCTGTGTATAAAAGTGCTTTTAAAATTATGTCTCTTCCTGCCTCTCGTGCAGTAATTGGTGAAATGACAAAAGTTCTTACACAGGTGAATGACAAGTCAGAACGTAAAAAACTCTTACTTGCATGTGCTTCTATAGAAACAAGTGGTAAGAATCCTGCTGCAAGTGCTCGATCACAGGTTGTAGAATATTTATCCGATGCACTTTTTGACCTAGGTGAACGAAATGGTATTAGCGGTATTACTGTTAGTACTGACGAAGACGCTTTAGTGGAGGAGGTTGTACCTGTAAAGGTCGATCGATCCTAAGTGGGTTTATTAAACCCTGGCGGAAAAGCCTTAAAACGAAAGCTAAAAAAACCTAAGAAAAAAGAAGCTATTAAGCCGAAGGATAAGAAGAAGGAAACAAATGACTAATGGCGTTTAATGTTAAAGAAGTATCATACTATGATGAGCACGGAACTGCGCATAATGCGTTAACTGCAACTGATGTACCTATTGCTTCGCCAATAGATATAAAATTGTCAGAAAACGTTGCATCTTCTTCTGTATTATCATTTTCTGTTACATTATTAAGAACATTAGAAGATGGCGGAAATGAAACTCCTGTCGACATTACGTTAACTCAACCTCAAGCTGATATAGTTAGGATTGATCCAACGGCTGATCTAATAGAATCTGGGCATTACACTGTCTATGTTCCTCGTAGCACTTATGGCCTTAAGTCTGAGAATGGAGATACTTTACAAAAAAGTTTCTCTTTTTCTTTTAGTACTGTGGCAGGATCAGGTACAGCACCTGCTCCAAGTGAGACTGAAGTAGACATTGCTGAACAACCAGCTATCCCTGAAGAACTATTCCTTGTAACAAGTACACCCTCGGTGGACGCAGTTATGCAATATGGCTATGGAAGCGTAATAGCTAAATTTGATGGAAGAGTTCCTTCAACAACCACAGTAGAAGTAAGTACGAGACATCCTTTGGGACATAGTCTTGTGCATAGTTCTCTCTGGGTTGCAAACATGTTAGAACCTATTGTTGTAGGTTCTGAGGTCTATATCTCAAGTAAAATGATCTATGGAGATTTAACAGCAGAACAAATTGCTAATCTAACAGTGGTAGGATCTGATCCTATAACTAATGATAGTATATTAGTTCTTGATAAAACTGCAGATAACGATGGAAATGTTACTTTAGATTTTGACCCAAATACGCTTTTTGAAATAACAGTAGATATTCCTGTCAATGAACAAAGTCCAACTGTTGGATTTATGGGTTTATTATATCCATTTTTTACGACCGTTCCTGAAACTAAGTTAGAAGTTGGTCCCTTTATAGAACAGTATAATGATTTTACTATTGCCTTAGCTATATATAGACACAGCATAACTGCTGGTCAATTGTGGCAAGGTACAACTATTGATCCTTATACACCTCCTACTCGCGTTGCTGAGTATGTGATGGCTAGAACTAAAAGAGATATATTATCAACATTCTACACGGATCCAGGTGGTGCGGGTGCGGGAAGTTTAGCTCTTGGAGATTTAAAACTTTCTGGTAAAAACCTCACATCATATCTGAATGATAGTTTAAGTGCATTAGATTTAAAAATTGTAGCTTTGGAAAATATGCTTAAAAAAGGAGATTTATCTAAATCACCTTTCACTGATCATGGACACCAAAGCCTACCAGTTCAGACATCTGGCGCAGCATTTGGAGAAAACTGGGGAACCGATTTCGGATCGAAAGGATTTAATAGAAACCTAGATAAGAAGGCTTAGTCATGGGTAAGATATGGGGAAGATCATCCAAAGGCTCTCCAATAAAGAGAACCTTTGATAACATCATCGATAACTATGGACATAAAGTTCTATACAGACGATATAATGTAGGAGTAGAAAGTAAGTATTATGATGCTGCTACAGGAGATAGTCAGGGTGGAGCTAAGTGGACATTTACCGATGAAGTAATTGAAGTTCGCCATGATCCTATGTCTGTAAGAGGAGCGGTAGGGACAACGATACAAGATTCTAAGATGTATGCGAAGAGTAACGTTAGACCTAAACGAGGGGATGTTATAATTGAATTAGATTATGATTTAATTGATGATGAACCTAGCGAATCCGACTTGTACTATGCGCCTCATAGAGAAGCTTTTGAAATCACAGAAGTTGATATCAAAAGAGGCTTTAAGGGCAAGACAGAATTTTATTTACTGAGAGTGGTACCTCACTTAGGAGATTACTAGTGGCAAACACAAACAACGATACAGTTGAAATAACTTTATATAATGACGGTGTCAGTGGAGCTTCAATGCCTCTTACCATTAATGGTGAAAGCATAGTTGGAAACGCTGGTCCACTGGAATACATAAGGAAACTTGAAATAGGATTACATTCGCTTAAGCCAAACCTGCAGTTTAGCGCGGCGTATCCAGAGTGGGTGATTAATAAAGAATCAACCATGCAAGTTGAAAACGGTATTGTTTGGAGTGTTAATAGAATGCTACCAGTAAACTTAGGAGGTAAACCACTTAATAATCCTGAGGCTGGAACTAGAGAAGTTAAACCTCGTTTAAGAGAAGATATTATGCTAGACGATGGAACAGCTTTACGAGTATTAGCTCAGAGATTTACAGTTTTTTATCAATTTGATATTTTTGCTAAAAATGCAAATGATGCGGAAGAACTAGCAGATTGGTTTCAGTTTGCTTTTATGGATCATTTTGGTGGTTTATTTGGATCCCATTATACTGTGTTTAGGCAGAGATCGAAAGATAAAGATGTAGAGGAATTAAATCAATCCTTTAATGTTAGAAGCATTGAGTATACGGTTGACCTAGAAAGATATACAGCAATTCCTCAAAGTTTAATAGATATCATAACTTTCAAGGTCAATACTGACAAGAATAAAACATAACCTAGAGTTATATTTTTTTAAAAAATGAATAATAAATATGGAGATTAATTCAAATGGCAACCCCAAAAGTAACTAGAACGCTGTTCGACAATAATCTTGATCGAACAACTCCACAGGGACCACAGAATCGAAGTGTCGTAATACTCGGTACTGGAACTGATGGTCCTATGTACGAAGCAGTTAAAGTTACCTCAAGTGCAGATGCATCCGATGTGTTTGGTGCTTTTGGTGATGGTACACTGGTTCGTGGTATTAAAGAATGTTTTGATGCTCAGGTCGGTTCTCAAGCTGCTCCAGACGTCTGGGGTATGAGAATCGGAGGAAACAAATCAGGTAGAGCTTCAATGAATCTAGCAGATAGTAATAGTGATACTGTTTTAGCTGTAGAAGCGCTTTATGATGGAAGCACATACAATGGTGTTTTTATGAAAAAAGCATTGGATACACAAGCTAACGCTCAGATGATTTTCTTATGGAATCCAAAAACTCAATTGTTTTCTAAATTCTCACCAGACCTAAATGTAAATGATTTAGCAGCTGCTATTAATTCAGATCCCAATGCAAGTTCAGTCGTATACGCTACAGCACAAGACTTCAATGATTCTTTCGAAGTAGCAATTCAAACATCGACTTCTGAAGGATCGCATAGTGGAAGTGATATTAGAATACAATTAGCTAATCATTCACAAGAAATAGCAGGAAATGGTATCGAATCTATAGATAGTATCTACAGCATTAGTGATAGTGCAGACGTAACTTTACCGGCTAATAGTCAAACATTAACACCTGGCACCTTTATAGGCGCTACCGGTGATGGTGTTTGGGACGGTATTGTAGGAGAGACAGGTACATTAGCTGCAAGTGAAGCACTAAGTAATGGTGCATTTACTGTAGTAGACGGTGACCCTGACTTTGATATAGCTGAAACATTAAGTGCAACTGAGAATGAGCTGATTGCAGATGATGCTCAAAAATCAGTATCATTAATTTTTGTTAAAGATGATGCTACAGAAGTAACTTATACAATAGATATTGCTATCTCTGGTACATCAGTAACAGGTCAGCTAACTAACACACTATTAATAGCTGGTGGTTTAGCTGCTAATGATGTAGTTACTAGTGCTAGAATAGAATGGACAGAAACTATAAGTGACTTTGCATATAATTCATCACCAGGTAGTGCTAAGCAATATAAAATAAATGATGCTGGAACAGCAATAGAGTTTGGCGCAACTATGCCTTACGCATTAACACTAAAATATCATCTTAAAAAATACTATGAAATAGGATCAAACGCAACTGTAAATGATTCTGTTTCTGGTGATTTTTCTATAGTTGATACCACAATGACTTCAACTAATAATACTGGTACTGGTAGTACTGAAATGTTTTATTTCGGACTAGAGTATCAAAATATTGGTGATGATCCAGCCTGGGGCTCTACAGAGCAGCCTTTCAGTTTGGGTGGTGGTGCTAATGGAGCTGTTCTAACTAATTCAGACTTAGTAGGAACACTGGATGAAGCATACGAAAACTTTGTATCAGACTTTTTTGATATAATGTGTGTAGTGGATCTAACAATGGATGCAAAACTTGCCTCTGGAGCATATGCTGGCTTTGGTCAACAGATGTCTACTTTCCTAGATGGATTTAATGGAGAGATGATTGGCTTAATTGGTTTTGAACCATTAGTTGGAACTGGAGTAGGTGGAAGAGTATTAAGGCAAAATGTTAAGGACAGGATAACCTGGTTAACATCCCCTAATTCTTCACCATCTCCTGGAAATATAGCAGCAGTTTTATCTGACTTCCATCAACCGTTTATGTATGCGGTAGATATAGAAGGGATTTTCTCATCTAATGGAGTAAGATATACAGCTATTTCTACAGCAGCTGTAGCAGGTTTAATAGCCGCTATGCCTACTGAGGAAGCTATATTCCGTTTCACTGTACCAGGTGTAGCAGGAATGAGATACAGATATACTGAAATAGATCAGATTACAGGTTCTAGACAAATAGACCTATTATCTGATGCTAGGATTGCAACAGGTATGATTGACGGTGGTGTAAAAATCACTGAGTCAAGAACCTTAGCTAAGCCCGGATCTGATTTTGAAAACTTAATGACAGTATTAATACTTCAAGAAGTTTTACAAATATGCAGAACTGTAGCTAAAGACTTTATAGGTAAAGTATCTAGCGACCCTCTTATTCAAGCTTTCCAAAGTAATTTGGATAAGCAATTAGGAGATGCGTTAGTACCTAGAGTCTTAAGAGGTTTTAAAGCACCTATTACAATGACTCCTGGCGAAAGAGTATTGGGACAGATTACTATCCCTCTTACTTTAAGCCCTCAATTTGAGATTAGAGATGTACACTATAATGTACAATTAACTGCCGAAGATGTAACTTCAGCTTAGTGTAAGTGTGACATATCTAATATGAGTTGACTAGGAGCTAACTGCCTCTGAGTAGTCCTTATACTTTAAGAACCCTGTCAATGATGGGGTTCTTTTATTTTGGAGAAATTGACATGTCATTTAAATCAAACGTTGATACAAACCCAGGATTAGTTACTACTTTTGCTGGATCAGATATAAAAACGGTGTTTGGTAACGTAGAGATCGGCAATCTTCAAGGTATTTCATGGTCCATAAACAGAGAGGTTCGTCCTATATTTGTTTGTGGTGATCCTAACGCATTAGCTTATTCTAAGAATAAGCGTGGTGTAGCTGGATCAATTGTTATGACTTGCTTTGATAGAGCCGCACTCCGTGATATAATGGAGCTTTCTTCAGTACATCGTACTGATCAAAGTTTTGTTCCCGGCGTAACTCAGACAGCAAATGGGACGGGAAGTCCTTTTGGTGAAGATACTAGGGTAGCTATATACTCTGATGAAATTCCACCATTCGATATTACTTTATATGGTAAGAACGAATTTGGAAAACAAATGGTTATGAGAATTTTTGACGTAACTATTATATCAGAAGGTGCTGGTATCTCTATTGATGATGGTATTCAAGAGGCTCAATTCACTTATGTTGCAAGACATATTGATGATTGGAGATCTGTTGAAGGACCTGCAGGTGCTGCTGAGAATAGCATTGTTACTACAATCACTTAAGATAAAAATAATACTAGAGGGTAATATAAACCTACCCTCTAGTAGCACTTATGGAGTATAGATGGCTAATCCTAATGAAATTATAGATCCGCAAACGCAAGAGAACTTAAAGAATCAGCAGGCTGAAGCTGATGAAAGAGCGAGTAAGAATTTCAATGTCGGTGGAGGTGGTGCAGCTGGTGAATTAGATACTGGCACATTTGGACAGACATATACCCCTGCTCCTCCTAATACAAATATTGCTTATTCAGGATCTGACTGTAAAGCTTTTATAGTTACTTATGGACAAGTAGCTAAAGACTCCTTCATCCCACTTAAAAATTTATCTGCAATCAGTTATTCTATTCACCGAGATAAAGCACCTGTACGTAGTCTAGGACATTATGTAGCCACGGATTATACTAAGGGTACTAGAACAGTAGCAGGAAGTATTGTTATTGTTAATTTTGATAGAGCTGCTTTCTTTGAATTAGTTAGTGGAGTAGATATTTATGGTGCTGCAGGAAAGAATATAGAAGTAGCAGATAACATTCCAGCTTTTGATATTATGCTGGCTTTCTCAGAGGAAAATAAGGGAAGGCATAGTTCACTGTGGACTAATGGAGCAATAGGACCACCTAAGCCGGATAAGGCTGCAGACTTTTCATATATGTGGATTCGTAATGTACATTTTGTAGATGAAGGATCAGTAACAGGTACAGAGGAAGCTTACCTGGAAACTACTTTTCAATACGTAGCGGAACATGTGGAATACTTAACACCTAATAATGTGAATATTGGAACCTCACCTGTAGCAAATATTGCTAGTACAGTTGGAGGAAGTCCAAGTACTACGCCCTATACACGAGCTCTGCCTCATAGGCACTATGAAGATCAGAGAGATGAATTAGCTAATTGGGATACTGGACAAAAGCAAATGGATTTGGTGTTTGATAGAGATGAGGTTGGGCAATTTAATGCTAGCTTTGATTATAGTATATCCTCAGAGTCTAACGCAGACGCTATTAAAACTGCTGGATCGGATCCCCACGAATGGGTAAGACCAGATACTAATTTAATATTTGTGGATGCTGATGTACCTACACATCTATTAGGAGCAATGTCCTCTATTAATGACTTAACAGTGACAGGGACGCCTCAAGGAACAGGAGCTGAACATGTTAATATAGAATTTGAAAGCTTCCATCCAGATGCAGATATAACTAATAATAATATTATTCATATTACTAATGCACATTTATTTCATGACTATGATAGGAATTGCTGGCAAAAATTATGGGGCCTAGAAAAGCCTCCTGTGTTTGGAAATAAATTTCAGAATGATCTACATAATGTTGCAAAGGCCAAATATGAAGAATTTGAAGAAACTCTAGTATATGATGGAGCGGTTATGACTCCTGGTGTCGTTGATTTTACTCTAACTGGAGAAGTTGATAATGGTGCTATTGTAGGTTTTTCTAATGACGTAGATGATCATTTTAAAGCAATTAGTTCTGTAAAAGAGCATTCAGTTGTTTTAAGTGCGGGTTTAAATCCTGGTGATCCCGGCATAGCCTCAGTAACTATTGATGAAGCTGATGTGCAAGAGACTCTAACTGAAACGTTTGAAATAGACTTAGAGCCACTTATAGATCAATACACTATCTCTAGGTCCTATATTAATAACGGGTTTGATAGAATAGATGTAGATGTTTGGATTAACCAAACTGATCTGCAACCATCCTCTTTAGGTACTGGTGCTGCAATGATGCCTAATAGAGCAGATTTAGAAGATCTTCAAGGATCAACAACAGGACCAGATATCAATCAATTACAATTTAAATGGTTTGAATTTTACTCTACCCCGCAAGTAGCGCCTGATCATTGTGATAATGCAGGATACGCTGATGCGGTCACATGTGGCGCAGCAGGAGCAGCGTGGGTAACTGGAGCACAAACCACTGGTAAGTTTACTATATCAGTACCTCCAACACCGTTAATAGATAAACAAGTATCATCAACTAGATCAGGACCAGGTATACTTGGAGCTAATAAACAATTTCAAGCAGATAAAACAACAGCAGGAGAAGACGTAATTGCAACCTCCTTAGTTACAAGTGGTCCGTCCGTAAATAGAGATCAAGTAGTACTACAAGTAGATTCTCCTACTGGAATGGACCTATCTGGCTTTTTTACTTTAAGTAAACATGAGGATGTTGTAGACTCGGAAGGAGTACTCGTCTCTACTGATATTGAAATATCAGGATATGCTCAGGCTATTCCTGGAAGTGATTTACACCTTGTACCTCCTACGTCAGTGACAACAGAGTATACACAAAATATTGGTACATACACTTATACATCAACATCTGACATACAGGACTTTGCTTTTGTTCCTCCTGCAGACACTCATCAAATCTCTAGTTTTGATCAACTAGATTGGGACTGGACAGATACTACATATTTCCATACTGATTTATTACCCAATATAGGTTATAGCCATAATCATCAAGTGGGTTCAAATAACTTTCAAATTAGTGGAGCCAGACAATGGACATATAAATCAGTTACAAAACAGCTTAGTGGGTTCACTAGCCAGTTTGCAGTATTAACAGATACCGTTCCTCTAGTGTCTTTCTATCAAGATAAATATCAGTTTAAATCACAAGGACAAAACAACAGTGTATATGTTAGAATTAAAACACAAGATGGAATTGATGTAGCACAAGGTTTAATGCCTATAAGTTGGGATGCCAGCGGCGCTGTAGTAAATTTAAGTTCGTTTGGAGTTCCTAGTACTGGTGGTATTTTTACTATAACTGATTTTAATACTGCTCCATGGCAGTCATATCAAGCATACTCAGTTGAAATACAATATGAATATAAGTATGTTGGAGATATACCTATAGGTATTCAATATACTGCTGTAGATCCTACTCCGTTGTCGGTTACAGCAACTTTAGATAATAATGGAGCAGATACTGCTAGTGCTAGAGTTATAGATGAGAGTAGTATAGAAGTCATTGTTGTTCAATCAGATGGTACGAGTAATACTAGCTTTACTACAGTTTTTGACGCAGATACTAATCAGTTAACTATTAATGACTTGAATTCCCACTTAATATCTGATATTAGAATAGACTACCTATTTGAGTATATAGGGCTATTCCCGACTACTGTCCACTACTTTAGTTTTGCAGATAATTCATTTGCTGACACGGTAATACTTGATCTAGGGCAAGATGAGCCTATAAACTTTAATAAGGAGCAAGATGTGTCACTATCTTGCGCAGATTCTTCAGCCCAGATAGAACCTACCCCTTTTGGGATAGTGATAGGAGATCCTATTTTAAATACCACAACTAACAATTGGGAAGTCACGGTGTCAGAGATACCTGGAATGGTAATACATGATTCACATGATGGATGGCTTGCTTCGTTATGGAATGGAATCTTTGGTGATCCTGGGATGCCAGAAGGAAACATTCTTATTAATATTAATTATAAAGTTTGGGATAGTACTACAGCGGATCAACAAGTTCAAATTACATATGATGGATTAAAGGATAATCAGACTGGAACATGGGCATCTCACGATCAAGTAGCGGGTACTGCTCCATTAAATGGATTCACTGTAAGTAAAACTTATGAAGCAGATAAATATGAAAAAATTCAAATAATTAACCCAGGCTTATATACTGAAACACAAGGTACGTGTGATTGTAGTAATGCGCCAGATCCAAATGCATGTCCACCTGCTAGCCCTCCTCAGAATAGTTTTGATTGTGCAGCTGGAGGCGGTATTTGGGTAGCTGGATCAGGACCTCCTGCGCATACTCCGCATGATGTAACTGGCTATCAACAGAATGTTACCCATGCTATGAACATAACAGAAATTACAGATTACGGTAATTTAAGTAGCCCTCCAACTGTAAGTTTTAATGTTGATGGAGTGTTAGGTATTATACCTGCTAAGAATATTTTAGATACAGGTTATTTTGCAGGTAACTATAAAGTTACTTTTGATTTAACATATGATGTACAAACTGGAGAACTTCCAATTGTATTTACTTACTTAAGAAAAACAGGAGATACATACCCAGCAATAGACAGCACGGTTAACTTTGGATTTGAAGCTAGTGTACCTATCTTTACACATGATCCTACAGCTAATTTAGATGTTACGTTGGATATTATAGAAAAGGTTTACTTCTGTGGAAATGATGGGGCTCTACCTGCAGAAGATTGTAGAAATGCTCCAGTAGATCCAGCTCCAGTAGAAGTTGAGGCTATTGTTCCGGTACACGATACGAACGGAGAAGCTTGCACAACAATTGATCCTAATGATCCTACTAAAAATACTCCTTCAGGCTGTAATCCAAATTATGGAGCAATTATTGGTCCGGATACTTTAAATGTTTCGAACCCATTACAAGCATATACACTACTAAAAGATCCTAATACGACGAGTGGATCCCCGTTTACTATCGAGTTTCCAACCGGTATTAATCCTCTTCCTGACGCTCAAGGAGTACATCAGCCCCTAAACAAGGCTGCTGCTCCCACTTATAAAATAGATGTAGATTATAAAAAACTTGTATCTTATAATCCTCCTAGTGTGTATGATACTCCTGGTTATCTTTTAACCGCAATATTAAATGTTACTAATTTTGATACATTTAAATTAGTTTTAGATATAGATAATAATAGCTTAAATTACTATAGAGGATTAGGGGTATGTGAAGACACTCAGTACACTGTTATAGATGAGTGTATAGAAAATGATTTAGTTTGGACTGAAGATCCTAGTGAGGATATTGCACTATGTGAAGCAGTAGGAGGAACATATGTAATGGAATCTCCTTTATTAGAAGATGAAATCATACAAGGTATATTAAAGCCAGCGGGTGTTTGCCAGTTAAGTACTAATTCAATAGACAGTTTGATAGCTGATCAAAAATTTGTACAGTTCAGCTTTATGCTTGTAGGACCAGGAACTACGGGACAAACTGATAGCGGTAAAAACATTTATAAGATATTTGAGTCATCAGAAAATTTTAATACTTTGGATAAGGCTGTAGAGGCCATGCAGCGACAATATGAAGAAGAGTTCGGAAAATAGTAAACCTATAGATATTATACATGGAGGCGATGGGCTTCCGGATTGGATGCAGTTTACTATTACTTTAAGTATGTTTGGGATGCTCTTATGGGTTCTTTACCTACTCTTTCATCCCACCCTGTCACTAGATGAAAAGCATAGAGACTTATTAAATATTTTATTAGGAACCTTTATAGCTTCATTTGGAAAGGTTATAGATTTTTGGTTTAGACATTCTAAAAAAAAGGACAATAGATAAATGAAAAACATGTATGAATATAGTAAAGTAGTAAAAGCAATGAGAGATTTTTTTCAAGGGGAAAAAGGCTTTATAGAAGTTCCTGCACAAAGTAGGCAATCTATACTAGCCGCATGTGAAGATCCAGCAACAGTTTCACAATATATATTTAGTGGAGTAAACTGGCCCTTACCTCAAACTGGCCAAATGTGGCTTGAAAGAGACCTACTTGAAAATCCGAATGTTAAAGGCGTATTCTGTGTAACAACTAGTTATAGGAATGAACCTAATCCCGTTGAAGGACGTCATGATAAAATATTTCCAATGTTTGAGTTTGAATCACATGGGGATATGGAAGATATGATAAAATTAGAAACAGAATTATTAAATCATTTAGGGTTTAATAATGCAAACACCAAAGATGATTATGCTCGTATAACATATGATGATGCTTCGGATAAGTATGGCGTATCAGAGTTAGACTATGCCGAAGAAGAAGCTCTATGTAAGGACTTCGATCCTTGCACATTTCTCACTGATTTTCCATTAAGAACACATCCATTTTGGAATATGATGCATGCAGGTGATGGTATTTATAATAAAGTAGATGTTATAATGCATGGAATGGAAACTATTGGTTCTGCTGAAAGAGCGGTAGATGTACAAGAGATGAGAGATCAGTTTCACAATATATCTGATGGAGAATATGCTAATTTACTTTATAATCATTTTGGAAAGAAAAGAGTTGAAGATGAATTAGAAGAATACTTAGCTTTAGATATGTTTAAAAGATTTGGTGGCGGTATTGGGGTAACTAGAATGGTTGCTGCAATGAAAGCTGCTGGTCTTTTATTGGAGAAGGTTTAATGAAAAACTTATTAATAGCATTATTAGTAAGTTTAGGATTGTCAACTGAGTGGGGTTCTTCTATAAGTGTAAGGACCCCCAATGACGATTCGAAACCATTAGATTATGAACTCTCTATTAAGTTTGAAGATAACGAAGATAAGTTTAAATATCTTATCAAACGAGATTGGGAAAGAGAGTTAGGGGAAAACTATATTGATGATGTAATTAAAATACAACATCAAGTCCTTGGACACTTGTATTATGGTATAGATTATGTAGATAAGGAATCAAAACATATAAAATATACAACATATAACATAGGTGCTACAATTGGATGGTTTAAAGCAGGGGTTGCTTTTAAAGATTCTGAAGACAAGCTAGAACCCTTATTAAATTTAGCTCTAGCTACTAAGCTTAAAAAGGATGATTTAGAATATGCTGTATCTGTTTCAGCTAAGTCTGATATAACAGAGACTCACATATTTAATTTAAAAAGTGAAGTAAAAAAATGGATAACTAAAAAGGTTAATATCTTTGGGATATATAAACATGAATATTATAATGATCAAGAAGACTTTCAATTTAAAATAGGAGTTGGGGTAAAACTATAATGTATTTTAACGGTACCAATGCAAACTTATATATAGACGGGCGATATGTTGCACATGCGGTGACTTTTGAGTTTAACGAGTCTATACAAAAATTACCTATATATGGGTATAAGTCTGTTGTTTGGGATACTGTTTTAAAGGGTAATAAAGTTGTTAATGGTGGCTTTTCTGTAAATTTAGAAACTGATCATAATATAGAGGAGTATTTAACTTCAGCTCTTAATGATACATTAGGTACTCCTGATTTAAAAGGTAGAGCTGACTTCTCAAGAGATTTTTTTGATATCAAAATAATGTATATGAAACCTGAATTTGAAAAGACCTTATCTAAAGCTAATACAGGTACTAGTAGTTATGTTAACGATCCTTATTTTAAAAATATGCTTAAGGATGGAGAATATGAATACACTGCGGCCGTAGGTATTATAACAGTAAAACATGCATCTTTGTCCCGAGTACAGCAATCTATAGTATCGGATGCAACTCCGATAATAGAATTTTATGAGTTTACAGCTAAGGACGTAGAATACTAATGTTTTTTTCTGGAACAAATTTATTAGTAAAGTTACATGGGGGTCCTTATGCCTATCCTAAGGTAACAAGTACCTTTAGATTTCCTGTAAGTAAATTACAAGTAATTATTGAAAAAGGGGAATTAAGATATATGACTTCAGATGGAGCAGGAGTTCATACTAATCCAGTAGGATTTTGCTTTGATACTACTGCCAAGACTTATACAAATCTCTATGAAACAGAATCTACTTGTGTAGAGCAAGGATTTAAGTGGCAACCATATGTATCTATTACTTCCGTCACAGATATTGCTGCAGTGCATTTAAATAATGTACATTTATCAGAAGCTTTAAGTCAAATGCTTGACTACTATAAAGAACATAATGTAAATAGACAGGATTATATGGCTCTAGCTGAGTGGGTACTAGATGTTAAAGACCAAGCATCTATAAATAAAACTTGGAGACCTGACGTAGGAAACGCAACAGGAGAAATTCTAGATGCTGTAGCTATTCAGTTTAGTTCTGAGCAGGCTTCTTCTCCTATTTATAATCCAGGAAGTATGCTCATGGATACCCAGATGAGAGGAAATACTATGGTCAATGGAACGGTATCTATTAACTATAAGTCAGAATGGAATAAAGATTTATTAGGATTTAACTCTGGATCTGTAATGGATTTAGAAATAATATATAACAGAGATGAGTTTGAATTAGATGAGTCTGTAACTGGAGCTCAGTACGATTATGAGTCAGACGCTTTTTCATACAAAATTCACGATATAGAATTTATAGGAAGAAGCCACGCTACTAATCCTAGTCCAGAAAATATAGTAGAAAATTATCAATTTATAGGTAAATACCTCACATCAAAATAATCACTTGCACCGTTAAAAATAATATAGTAAATTATATAACTTATTAATAAGGAGAATTCGCATGACAGATAAAGAAAATATAATACCAGATTCGTACCCTTTGGGCGCGGATGGTCCTTCTCAAAAGGATGTTGATAAACTTAAAGAGGAACATGGGCTAGTAAGAGCTTGTTTTATTGGCGGAAACCAATACGTTATACGTATGATGAATAGATCAGAATACACAGACTTTCAAAATGAACTTAACGAAAGGATGCAAGCAGGTGATACATCGTTTGATGTAGACTCAGAAATCTCTCAAAGATATACTGTGTGGCCTGCAGACGTAGATTGGTCTCAAGAGCCAGGAGGCGCTGTTACTGTAATTGCACAAGAAGTATCTAAGTTTTCTGGATTTGTAGCTGACAGAGAAAGTGTAGAGCTGTAAAAGCTCTGAGCTTAGAATCTTTAATAAAGAAAAGGGGGAGGCTTACTCCCCTTTTTTATTGACATACCTTTATTGTGAAGGATAAAATACTAGAGTGGAAAGCTGCTTATGGCAGCGTATATGTTTACTCAATTGAAGACAAGACTATTTATTATAGAACTTTGAATGGATGGGAAATTCAAAGTGTTCTAGAGTTACAAAAGAATAATAAGGCTAGTCTAGATGTTGAGATGGCGATGTGCGCTATGGCCGTATTGCATCCTGAACCTCTTCCTTCCTTTAAGAGACCTGGTAGTATTTCTACCCTTTCTTCTGAAATATGGGACAAGTCTTTCCCTACTGAAAGTTCGTTGCCTGCTTTAACTGAGCAAACCCGAGAATGGGCAAAAGCTAATTTAGAAGCAAACTTTAGTATAGCATTATCTTCTATACTATGTAAGGTTATGCCTTCTCTAGATTTCGCTCATTTGATGGATTTACCATTGAGTAAATTAGTTAAAATAGCAGCTATAATAGAAGAAATCCTACAGACTCCTATACTATCTAAAGATGGTGATTTTGATAATAAAGCACAAGTACAACCAAATCGAGTACAAGATGGATATGGGGTTAGTCAAGAAGAAGCTAACCAAGCTAGTGCTGCCCTATCAAGTGCATTAAAATCTATTAAAAAATAACAAGAGGTACTTTCTTTGCGAGATTACGACGAAGAGTTAGATCCTAGACAGGGGACCGCTAGTGCTATAAGTAAATCTTTAGGTAGTGCAATATCTACTATAGGTTTATTTGTCGGTGGTACTATTCTTGCAAACATAGGATTTAAAAGAGGCAAAAGTCACATATTTAAAGCCATGGCTAAGCATAGTAAAGGCTTTAGAGATGCGGCTAAGTACGCTCAAAAGGAAGGAGATTCACTAACAGCATTCCTTAGCAGAGCAGACTTTAAAGAAGGGTCTGTAATGGAAGGAGTTGGAGGCCTGGCCGGGTGGATGAGTACTGCAGCTAACAGTGCAAGGTATTCATCTATTAAAGATACTTGGCAAGGAATGAGTAAAATAGAAAGATTTAGAGATTATAGAACTCTAGGTCGGGCAGGAAAAAGTGCAGTACATAGTGGTATCGCGGCTGGCTACGCTAGAGAAACAGCCTTTTTCTTTCCAGTAGTATATGCTTTAGATCATAATATAGGAAAGTTTGGAGGAGGACCTGACACCAGGGATAGGCCAGCTTGGTATAATATACCGGGACATGCTAAGGAAATGGCAAAATTTCTCCCATCTTATATCGCAGGTGATGCTCTATTTAGGGGAGGTAGTAAAGTTGTTGGTGCTGGATTCGGAATGTTGGCTGATTCTTTTGCCAAGAATATACCTAAAGGAGTTCAATCTGGAATAGCTCAAACTGCTAGCTTTTTCAATAGCGGAAAGTACTTAGATCAGGAAATGATGGGACGTCCTATTAAAGAATGGGGAGCTGAGCTTCAATCAAGTCTGGGAGCCTTCGCACACGCAGTTGGTCCAGGACGTAAAAAACTTATTACGGCAACACAAAAAACTCAATCAAGATATGAAAAAACTGGAAATAGTCTACGAAATATTTATAAAAGAGGAGTAGAAGATTTTCATGAAAAGAAAAGTCAGTTATATAAGACTTCTCTTAAAAAGTATAAGCAAAGAATGGAAAGAATGGATAAGAACTCTGATTTTGCTGTTAGAGATAATTTTGATGACTTTATTCATTTTATGGGAACAGGCAGCGGAGAAAGTTTATATGCTAGAGTAATGGGAACAACAAACTATGCTGGGTCTGGTCGTGGGTTTATTCATAAACAATTTTATAATGAGTCTGATAGGCTTCCATACATGGCTAAACTCATGGGACTTCGAAGAGCTAAGGGATCTGACTATAAGAATAATAAGTCTTTGGGTGACATATATGATACTTTAAAAAAGAAGCATGGTCGGGAAGGTAAAAAGAAATTATTAAAAGAAAATAGTAAGGATGAGTTTGTTG